GAGTTCGATAGCCTAAAGGAGACTTATCATGTCTACAGGATCATCAGCTTACCCCGGCCCCGCCGGTATTACTAACGTCGATACAGCGGCTACCTTTATTCCAGAAATCTGGAGTGATGAGGTAATCGCGGCTTACCAAAAGAACCTCAAAATGGCTCCCCTCGTTAAGCGAATGGGTATGTCAGGTAAGAAAGGCGACACCATTCACGTACCTAAGCCTATCCGTGGCGAAGCTAACGCTAAAGTCAAGGATACCGCTGTTACCATCCAAGCGAACACCGAAGAAGAACTGAAGATCCTCGTGGATCAGCACTTTGAGTACTCGCGTCTGATTGAGGACATCGTAGAAGTACAGGCGCTGTCTTCACTGCGTCAGTTCTACACAGAAGACGCTGGTTATCAGTTGGCTGTCCAAGTTGACACCTCTCTGATTAACTGTGCTACTGGTTTCGGTGATGGCACTCGTACTGCTAACCCGTCATCGGGCGCTGATTGGGTCAACTCTGCTAGCTGGATGTTTGACGCTGACACTGTTGTGCCTTTCACCGCTGGTGGTACTGCCGCCGCGTTTAACGACGAAGGCTTCCGTGAGGCCATCAAGGTCCTCGACGATGCTAACGTACCTATGGACAGCCGATACTTGGTTATCCCTCCGTCAGCCCGTCGTGACATCATGGGTATTGACCGATACGTGTCTAGTGACTTTGTCAACGGACGCGCTGTTGAGTCAGGCCTCATCGGTAACCTCTACGGTGTAGACGTATACGTGTCGTCTAACTGCCCCACTCTGGACACAGGTGTTCGTGGTTGCTTGTTCTTCCACAAGGACGCTATTGTTCTCGCGGAGCAGATGGCTGTACGTTCGCAAACCCAGTACAAGCAGGAGTACCTCTCAACTCTGTACACTGCTGACACTCTGTACGGTGTAGAAACCTACCGTCCTGAGGCTGGTCTCATCTTGGGCGTAGCCGCTTAAGACTAGTAACACAGGGGTCAGCAATGGCCCCTTTTCCTTTCTCTGTGTTTTCAGGAGCGTTCTATGCCTATTTACCGAGGTGATGGTGGTTCAGGTGATGCGACTACAGACGCTTATGCGTCGAAGATTGCCCAGTACGCCGCGAGTGCTTCTGAAAGCGCACAGGAGGCAAGCCACAGTGCTCAGAGTGCTGAACAAGCCAGAGTAGCTACTGAGGCTCTCTACGATGACTTTGACAAGCGTTACTTAGGCCCTAAGGCCGTTGAGCCGACTACAGACAACAAAGGTGACCCTCTGGAGACAGGGGCCTTATTCTTCAGTACTACTGACGATGCCATGTACATGTACAACGGTGCTGTGTGGCTGTTCTTAGGTGGCTCTGGTGGCGGCGGTATACAACTAGACGATCTATCAGTTACCGTGGACCCTGTAGGGACTGCTAACCTAGAGTACAACGACTTAAACGGTGTGTTTACGTATACACCCCCTGACTTAGCGCCTTATGTTAAATCTTCAGATGTCTCTAGTTACGGGTTTATCACAGCAGACTCTACTGACACTTTGACCAATAAATCAGGCAACATAAGCCAGTGGACTAACGACAGTGGTTACATAACTGGTAACGAGACGATTACATTAACTGGAGCAATCACAGGCTCTGGTACAACTTCTATTGCAACAACACTGTCAACCATTGACGGAGGCTCATATTAATGGCTACTACGATTATTACTAAGAACGGCTCTGGCGCTCCGCTTTCTGGAGATCTGAGTGAAGGTGAACTGGCGGTTGACCTGACTAATAAGCAACTGTACACCAAGAACAGCAGTGGTGTTATTAAGCTGGGCGGCAGTGGTAACTCAGGTGAGTGGGAAGTCAACGGCGATGACATCTACTACGACGAAGGCAACGTCGGCATCGGCACGGATGCCCCGAATAGATGCCTAACAGTAAATAACGACAGTGGCTCAATCGTAGCCGCGCAGTACAACAGGGATAACAGTGCTGGTGGCGGTACTTCAAACGTCATCTACCAATACTCCAATGATGGGGTGGGCAGAATCGTTTACTCAGTCGATGACTCTGGTGCGAATAACAGAATACAAAGCACCAACGACCTTGAGATTGAGACAGGTGCTGGACAAGATATTAGATTCAATACAAACGGCACAAACACTCGCCTCACCATCGACTCCACAGGCAACGTCGGCATCGGTACGAATGACCCACAGGCTCTGCTTGAGGTGAAAGGTAGTAACGCCAGCGCACGATTTAGGGGTGTTGGTAGTCAGCTAATAAACGTCAACCTCAGCGATAGCCCAAGCAGTGCTGAAATTGATGTACGTAACGCTAGTGATTTCTTTATATCCAAGCAGGGTTCTCCTGTTGTCACAATCAACAACGATGGCAACGTCGGCATCGGAATGAACCCTCTGCGCTCCACAGCCAAGGAGCAACTGGCTGAGTGGAAGGCCAGCTTTGACGCAAGGCTGAAGGCTGAACCCAAGGCCGACAAGAAAGCCGTCACCCTTGAAATCACAGACGATGCCTTTGAGGTAATGCCCACAGAGGAAGCTCTTGTCGAGTGGATGGAGACACGGGCGGCTGGGGATAAGTTGCAGGTTAATGGTAGCGGCAGTTTTACGGACGCATCCGCAACCAATGTATTGTCGGTGGTAGGCGCAAGGGGTGGTTCTCAGATTCACCTCACCCCAAACGCGGCAGACCAAAACGCTAATATATACGCCCCCCTTTCGGGAACCGCAGGATTCGGGTTAATCACTAATAAAGAGATTAACTTCTGCACGGGGACGGTAGACCAGTCTGGCAATGCCAACAAGAGGCTCACCATTAGTCAAAATGGAGACGCCACGTTCAGCGGCACCGTGAATGCGGAAAAAGAAATTTACACAGATTACTACCTAAAAACAAACTCATGGCGGTCAAAAGATAATAAAAGCGGATTGTTTCTGTCTGGTTCATCCATCAACCCAATAAATTATGCTGACGGTGGGCAAAACGGAACCTCTGACGGCGAATTATCATTAGGCAACGTCGGGAGTCAATTCAAAGACGCCCACTTCAGCGGCACTGTCAAAGCAACTACTTTTGACGGGACTGTAGTTCGCTCTAGTCACGTTATCCAAGACGGCGCACCTGTGGTTGACTCTCTGCAGATCATACGAGCCTTTATGAAGCTACGGGATGCTGTAGACGATCCTGATTCATCTGTTGAGGAACTACGGGACAAGCTCAAGGTAGCTGTGGTAGACATCATTGACCAGTTTCAAGAGTTGGTTGACGCTGTAGAGCCAGAAGTCAGCACAATGCCTGCACCTGAAGATTCCTGATCTGAGAGGGATACAGTAGATGAGCACTGACGCTACTTGGACTTTTGATTCTCCAGACCACATTGACACGTGGATAAGCCTCCTTGAAGAGTTTTTACGTGGGGATCAGGGAGAAGACGATGACGGACGCTTTAGGGCTATTGAGGCCCGTCAGTGGCGTAATCTACTTGAGGGGCTTCAAGTAGCACTAGAGGATTTAGCCTCTGGTGACGCAACTATTGATGAAGTTAATGACATACTGACTCAGGTTAAAGAGTTTGATGCTCCCTACTTGTCTGAAGTTGCCGACTGGAACGCCTACATGGAAGGCATCCTCACAGACATTAGTGATGCAGAAGAAACATACGAAACAAACACAGGGTTCGCAGACTACGCAAACGAAGTAGGCGAGGGTATCGCTAATACAGCAAAGGGTCTCTACGACGAACTAAAGGACAAGATTACTGAGTGTGTTGGTAGTCCTCTAGACTGCATTAAGCAGATAGGTTCAGCCATACTGGAATCTGGCGGTGTTCCTGATTATTGTACTGATGGGACAATGAATGACCCGTTCTTCTGTACTGAGAAGGGTCCTGATGACGGCGGTAAAGTCTGTTGGAAAGACTGCGTAAACTTTAATCTACCCGGACTTCCCATACCTGACATACCCCTGCCTCCCGGTGTGGTGGACGTAGGTACGTACAGAGACTTTGAGAACGCTATTAAAACCGTAGGTAAAACTATCGGTGACATTATAGACGGCAACGAGTCCTGTGGTCCTGACGGAAAACAAGAGTGTACAGTAGGTCAGGTCTTAGAAGACTTAGGCGACTGGGCGCGTGGGAAGTGGGAAGATGCCATCGGTGGTATTGATGACGCCACGGGACAAGATGTAATAGACTGGCTGAAAGGTATCTTAGGTCCTGTTACTGCGGGTATCATCTGGAGTGAGATAGAAGAGGAAGTAACTAACGTCCTTACTCCTCTGGATCCAGAAACCAAAGAGTGTCCTGATCCGAATAACCCCGGACAGACGATTACAGTACCCGCTGACGAAGAGTGTCCTGAAGTACCAGTGGACAACTGTGAAACCTCTCAGTATGGTTGTTGTGAAGACGGGACTACGGCTAAAGAAGATTCAGCAGGAACTAACTGTGAAGAGTATACACCAGACTACGGGATGTGTGACGATGGTCTAACTCCAAAAGAAGACGCAGAAGGCACTAATTGCCCACTCGGAGAGCCTGTAGTTAACGAGGGTGACCCCTGTGAGCTAGAAGACGGAACGGCGGGAACATATCAGTACGTAGGAGAGGAACTTCAGTGTATTCCTGACGATGATGGTACTGATGGCCCAATAGGCCCAGAGGACGGTGAGCCGTGTGACTCTAATGGTGACGGCGAACTCGACGGTGAAATATCTAACGGTGAGTGCGTTACAAAGGTTGTTGGCGACTGTCCTGACGGTTCAGTGCCTCAGTATGAGTATGGTGACTTAGACCAATCCGGGTACTTCCAGTTTAGCGGTCAGTGGTATAAGTACGACCCCTGTAATCCCGGCGGTGGACAAACTCCTGTTGAGCAGTGTAGTGATGGTTCTTTTGAAGAGAACGCGGCAGACTGTCCGGTTCAGGCCTGTGACGATCCTAACCGACAGGTTAATCCTGAAACCGGAGCATGTGGAGACAAATGTAAAGACGGCACTGCCGCACCTGAAACTGGCCTTTGTCCAGAGCCTATAACGTGTGAAGACGAGAACGCTACTAACTACAACGAGGCTGGAGAGTGTGAATACACAGACTGTGCCAACGGTGCTATTGACCCAGAGAACAACTGTGTAACTTGTCCTGCTGGCATGAAGATGGGTACAGACGCAGACGGCATGGAGGCCTGTGTTGACGATGGTCTTACTCCAACTTGTGACAACGGTAAGACTATAGAATCAAATTGTGAGGAGTGTCCTGAAGGCACTATAGATGACGGTGAAGGCGGTTGTCAGCAAGTGTTTGTCTGTGACGATCCTAACGCCACCGTAGTGTCAGGAGGACCAACATCAGGCGCGTGTGGCCCTTGTAAGCCGGGGTACACCTATGACGGCTCGCCAGAGAAGTGTGTTAAAGACGGCTGTCCTGAAGGTCAGATGATGAACGATCAGGGAATCTGTGTTTACATTCCTCTAGACTGTCCTGAGGGCCAGCAGTTCTGTGAATCTTCTGGTACTTGTGAGGAGCCCCAGAACTGCGTTGGCGGTCCCGGTGAGGGCGGTGGTGGCGGTGGAGGAGGCGGTGGTGGCCTCTTTGATCTAGATGTAGGGGAGCTAGGAATCTCTGGAGACCCACAGCTACTTGGACGCCAGAGGTTTGGAGCACAGGACTTTGTAACACCCCTGTTCACAGGTAACCAAGGCGGCGGGGCTGATTTCCCTATCGCTCGCTTCTTGCAAGGAAAAGGTGACATAGTATGATGACGTACTTAAACATAGTAAACAACGTGCTTAGACGCCTCAGGGAAGAGGAAGTCTCTAGTGTTCAGTCTACTGCGTACAGCAAGATGATTGGGGACTTTGTTAACGATGCAAAGTCTATGGTCGAGGAAGCGTGGGACTGGTCTGCACTAAGGACCACCCTGACCGTAGAGACAACCAAAGACATCTTTAACTACGCGATGACGGGCGCAGGGAACTCCTTTAAGATTCTCCACGCGTACAACGACACAGACAACTGGGACATGGAGTACCGTACGCCCATCTGGTTTGACCATCGTTACATGATGCAAGAGCCTGTCTCTGGCCCCCCTAGGTACTACACGTTTAACGGTGTTGACGCTGACGGGGACACTCAGATAGATCTGTACCCTAAGCCTTCTGAGGACGGTACGATTCTACGGTTCAACGTGGTAAACCGAGGTGAGATTACAGACGGCGTGGGTGACGTTGTACGTCCTAAGCTTCTAGAGAATGACACTGACAAGGTGCTTATTCCTTACTTGCCTGTACTCCATCTTTCGGTGGCCTTAGCGTCTCGTGAGCGTGGGGAGACAGGAGGTACGTCTACCCCTGAGTACTTTGCTATGGCTGATAAGTACCTAAGTGACGCTATCGCTCTAGACGCACAGAAGCACCCTGAAGAAACCATTTGGTACACTCCTTAAGGAGACTAGTGCATGGCACAGCCACTACAAAGCATTAATCTAGTTGCTCCGGGTTTCAAGGGAGTCAACACAGAGGACACCCCTATCGGGCAGGACTTCTCTTTTGCAGACGTTGCTGACAACGCTGTAATTGACAAGCGTGGGCGTATTGCGGCTCGTAAGGGTGTAGACCTGTTTACTACCGACAAGACACCTCTTGGGAACAGCTACGCCAACAAGGTTCATCACTTTTACGATGATGCTGGTAACGAAGAAATCTTTGTCGCAGGGAACAATCAGATATTCAAGACTACCACGACTGTAGATCCTGACGATACCTTAGTTGACATTACTCCCTCAGGGTACACGGTTACTGGAGACAACTGGAAGATTGTGAACTTCAACGAGAGGGCTTACTTTTTCCAGAGAGGCCTAGAGCCCCTCGTGTACGACGATGCCACAGGCCTCAGGACGTTTGGTGACGCCACTGGCTCACCCACGAATCCTGCTTTGTTCTGTAACGAGGCTCTGGCGGCTTACGGTAGGCTGTTTGTGGTGGACAACGGAAGTGACACACAGACTGTGTACTGGTCTGATCTCTTGATAGGCACAGACTTCTCAGGAGGCTCTAGCGGCTCTATTAACGTGTCTAAAGCGTGGCCTGACGGTTACGACGAGGTTAGAGCGTTAGTAGCACACAACGACAAGTTGATTATCTTAGGTAAGCACAGCATACTTGTCTACGGTAACGCCTTCAGTCCTGCTCTGATGGTCCTAGAGGACACCATTGCTGGCGTGGGTTGTATCTGTAGAAACTCTGTGCAGGGCATTGGTACTGACGTTCTGTTTATGTCTGACGACGGCCTCAGGAGCTTTGGTCGAACGGTACAAGAGAAGTCACTACCTATTTCCGACTTGAGTCTAAACGTAAAGACTGAGTTGATTGCTTCAATAGACAACCGCACCTGTCAGACGGCATCTGTGTACAGCCCAGAGAACTCTTTCTACTTAGTTACGTTCCCAGACCAAGAGTTAACTTATTGCTTTGACTTGAAGGGTAGGTTAGAGAATAACTCCTATAGGGTTACCCGATGGACGGGAGCACCCTTTATGTCTTACGAGCGTAAGAACACAGATGGTACGCTTCTGGTAGGAACAAAGGACGGTCTGGGGCAGTACGCTGGTTACACAGACCAGTTTAACGACGGAGGTACTATAACTCCTCAAAGTTACATCTTTAGGTACTACAGCCCCGGATTGACTTTTGGTGATCCGTCGAAGCTGAAGTTCCTAAAGAAACTCCGGCCCACTCTGGTAGGCGCTAACAGTGCTACGGTTTACGTTAAGTGGGCTTACGACTTTGGTTCTTCTTTCACGACACAACCGTTTGTGGTAGGTGACCAAGTCCCGTATTACTATAACACTGATGGTTCAGAGTACACTGTAGCTGAGTTTACTGGTGGTTCAACAATAAGCAGGCCTCCGGTCAATGGTTCTGGAAGTGGATCTGTTGTTGTTATCGGTCTTGAGTCAGAAATAAATGGTTTTGCTTTATCTCTCCAAGAAATTAACGTCTTAGCACTTATGGGTAAAACATTATGAGCAACTACACAAAGACAACGAACTTTGCCGCTAAGGATAGTTTGCCTTCTGGAGACCCCGGCAAAATTATCCGAGGTACTGAATTTAACGTAGAGTTTGACAACATTGCTCCTGCAATTGCGAGCAAGGCAGACTCAAATAACCCATCGTTCACGGGTCAGGTAACCGTGGGCGACTTAACTGTAACGGGAGATGTCATTATGGATCTAGATGACGCTGATATGGTTACTATTAACGGAGGTACTTACTAATGAGTTTGTTAGACTCTATTTTAAGGGGCCTAGTTCCTGACACAATAGGCGACATCTTTGATACTGCGCTTCCCACGGCAACATCGCCTAACATTAGGTTCCAGCCGTTTACGGTAACAGGGGCTTCAGGCACGACAAGAACAAACGCAGACGGAAGTACTACGTATAGCCTGACTCCTGAACAGGAGGCGATGCGTCAGCAGTTATTTGGGGGTGCTGGCGATTTCTACAGGAACGCCATGCAGGACACTGCAGGACGAGAGACGGACATCTACAACAGGATCAGAGCCGCCCAGACTCCCGAGGAACAGCGGCAACGCTTGGGTCTAGAGGAACGTCTGCTGTCACAAGGTAGATCAGGTATCCGGACTAATCAGTTTGGAGGCTCTCCAGAGCAACTCGCGATGGCTCAGGCACAGGCAGAGGCCCAGAACTCCGCGATGCTGACTGCGATGCAACAGGCGCAGGCTGAGCAACAACAACAGGCAACCTTAGGGGGCCAGTTCTTACAGCAGAGCTACGCACCACAAGCGTCTCTCTTGTCTTCTCTAGCCCCTGCTCTGGACGTTGCTAGTATGGCTGACGTAGCCCGAAGACAGCAAGGTGAGTTTGATCTAGAGACTCAACTGGCTAACATCAACGCACAGCTAGGCCAGCAGTCAGGCAAAGCACAGCTTTACGGAAGTATATACGGTGGACTGCTCAGTGGTATCGGAGGTCTGTTGGGTACTAGCTCTACGAACGCGCCTTGGTGGACAGGGCTTATTCCGGGCGTCGAATGACGCCAGTGGAACATAAAGGAGAACGACAATGAGTAGAGGTGGTATTGACGCAAGTCTGTTCACAAGTGCTGGGTCGAACATCGGAGCAAACATCGGCGGTGGCCTGTCTAAGTTAGGCACAGGCATCGGCGGTATGCTCCAGTCTCGTGCTGACGCTAAGAACAAAGAGGCAATGCAGGCTGAGGTTCAGAAGGAGCTACAGCAGTACGCTAACGACCCTGCCCAGCTTAACGCTATGGGACAGAAGTATCAGTCTATGGGTAAGCCCGATGTTGCCAAGGCTTTCTACGAGGCGGCTAAGCAGGCTACGACTAAGAGGACTGCTCAAGTGTCTGCTTTGGAGACCGGAGGTCAAGATATCCAGAAGGAGGCACAGAGAAAGAGAGCAGTACAGGTGGCCCGACAGAAGGGCGACCAAGGGGCCTTGACTGCCTTAAACGCTAGAGCTATGGACCCTGCGGAGTACCTGAAAAGTCAGGTAGGCAAGAAGCCAGAGGAGAAAGATCTAAGCCTGACAACGGAGAGTGTTGTTGAAACAGATCCTGAGACTGGGAAACTTGTTGTCAACCAGTACAGAATAGGCTATAACAAATCAACAGGAGCCGAAGTAAGCCGACAGCTAATTGGAAGAGACGAAGATCAAGGCAAAGCCCCTGATGACAAAAGAAGCATAACAGAGCTGTTAATTGAAGCAGGAGTGCCTGAAGACAAAATTGATTTAAACACAATAGAGGGGCTACAGGTAGCGCGTACTCTAGTGGTTGACAAAGTACAGAACGCATCTCTGGCTAACACGTTGACATCAATGATTGAGGAGAAAACTCCTCCGGGTGTCGGAGACGCTTTTGAGCTACTAGCCAAGATAGACCCTGAGTTTGTCAGTGCTCAAGAGGATGTAGCTCGTGTAGAGAAGTTTAAGGCTCTTAGTGAACTATCAAGTGAAGACATGTCTGGACTTAAGAATTTACTTGAGAGGGTTGTCAGCGGAACTACGGAGAGTGACGTAAGGGCTGTATCAGAGCTACAACAGTTCAGAGGAGACAAAGACCTAATTAATAAGTTTAACGACTTTGTCCTTGGTGTCACATCAGGAAGGCTGTCTCAAGAGACCATACAAGAGTACGGAACAATAATGGAAGTTGTTGGCGAGCTTGCCAAAAAACACCAAATTAACACTTTAGACGCTCTTATTGTCAGCGGTAGTGCTAGAGAAGCTGAGGCGGCAAGCAAAGCTTTAGACTTTATTACAAGAGGCGAAGGCACAGCTAGGGTTATCCCTAACTCTTAATTAAGGAAAGGACAATGGAAATTAGTAGAGTAGAACTTGCTGACGGTCAGGTTGTTACAGTAGAGCACCCTGAGGACTGGCCTGAGTACAAGGTTACATCTTTCGCTAGACTCAACGCTCCTCAGGCTAAACGCACAGAATCGCCAACGGGTCCTGACAACAAAGATGATGACCTTACAACAGGAGATCTGGTAAAACTTGGACTCAGTAGGTTTGCCGTTCAGCTTATACCCGACACTTTTTTAATTAGTAACGAAGAAATGGTAGAAAGTTTTCGACAGGCCGCACTAGGGAACGTAGAGAACGCAGGAGTTACTCAAGAGAGGGCCGCAAGACAAATGGCAGGCGTTCCTGAGGACGCTGAGCTAGGTCTAGGAGAAGAGATAGTAGCAGGACTAGCTGACCCTCTAACTACCGTGGGAGTCCCCTTTAAGGCAGGCGCTATGGCGATTATGAAGGGCCTAGTACCAGCGGTTACATCAACTGTAGGGGGTACTGCTGGTGGTATGGGTGCTTCTCAAGTTGCTGGAGAGCTTGGGGCAGGCCCTTTAGTACAAGAGTTGGCTGGGGCAGTTGGCGGTGGTGCTTTTGCTACTGCTTCAGGTGTTGCTACGGCGGCTACTATTTCTACAGCGGCTAAGGTCGCTGGTGACGTTAAAACGAAAGTAGTCGGAGGAGATACTGGAACATTAGGAGCCGCCTCCGACTCTATGGCTAACAGCAAGGTACGCGCTGAAATCAATAGAATTAAGCAGACTAGTTCACCAGCGGAGGTGGCGCGAGCCGTAGAAAACTTAGCCTCTCTAAAAGAGGATGTTCCTGACCTAGAGATTGGGGGGTTAGTAGCTACTCTGGTTGAGAACCCCATTGTACGCGATTGGGTACGCAAGACAACACAAAACAACAAAGGATTTCAGAAGGAGTTGACAGAGACTCTAGGAAGGGATGCCGCCCGTGTTGCCGACAGCTTTGAGAAGATCTTAGGAGACACAGAGGAAATTGACAGGGCAGTGATAGCTAACGTATCTGAGAATCAAATCAAGAAAACAGAGGCTCGACTCCGGTCTAGTCTAGATCGAAAGATGGAAAACATTGATAATGTCTTAGCTGGGCTAGCTACTAAAACCTTGGGATCTAAAGATTCTGTAGACGTTGGTAGAGTTTCTTCTAAGCTTCTGGCCCGGAAAGAAACAGAGGTTAGACAAGCGGCAAGTAAGCTGTATGATCTAGCTAAAACAGAAGGTAAAAAAGTCGTATTGCCTGATGAAACAGTAGCTACTTTAGCGTCTCTGTTCAAAGGCGTAAAGACATCAGACATCTTTGGTCCTGAAAGCTCTACTGCTAAAAAACTAGAGGTAGTTCTCAAGCCCAAAAAGAAGGCAGGAGAAGAAGGGTCTCAAGTACAAATGCCTAAGATAACAGGGCAAGACCTAGTGTCTCTCAAAAAGTCTCTAAATCGTGAAGTATCCAAGCTGTTTAGAGTGTATGACAGAAGCTCAGATCAGAACCAGTTGCTAAGCCGCCTGTTCAATCTCAAGGATGCCGTAGATAAAGTACTAATCCAGCAGGCGGAAGATTCTCCTAGGTTTGTACAGTCCATAAGAGACGCTGACGCCTTCTACTATAGGGAGCTAGGTCTGCCTCTTAGCGCAGAAGGTATGCGCGAGATAAAGTCTAGGAAGTTTCTGTCGGGTGCGGCCCAAAGCCTTATGAATTACGAACAGGCTAGAGATTACGTGAACTTTGTAGGTAAGCCGGGGATGGCTGTTGTCAGACACGCAGTAAGGCTTAAGGCTGAGCAGGCGGGAGTAGTGGACGCTAGCGGAGTAATGAACCCAAATAAACTTGACACGTTCCTGAGAAGAAACCAGAGATTAATAGAGTTTGCTGGGTTAACTGAAGAGTTTAACGCATCAACTAGCAGACTACGTAGTATTAAAAATACTCAGGCCCGTCACAACGAGGCGTACAAAGAAAAGTCTAGGGCGCTAACCAACAGTTTCTTTAGAGCGATCATTGACAAAAACCTAAGCACTGTCGTAAAAGAAATGCTGAACAAACCTAAGAGGCGACGAGCCTACTTAGAAGACATAAAACAGCTAGACTCTGCCCAAAGAGATATGGTTCTTAACGGCCTTAGGCAAGAGTTCTTAGGGCAGGCTATGCAAAGCAAGGGCTCAATGAAGGACTTTATAAACAAACACGGAGAGGCGGTGTCTGACTTGTTTGATAGCAGATATGTTAGCAACGTAAATAAACTCGCAGATCTAAAGGACTTAATGGGACAAATGAGTAATCTACTCAAGGACTCCTTAGGCGAAACAGGAGTAATTGATACACTACAAGACTTGACGGGGGTAAGTATCGGAGAGTACGCTGGTACAATTAGGAACCAGATATTATCTACAGAAAGAAAATTCATTAACCTAGCTATGAAGTCTGTAACAACATCTGGAAAGAATAAGTTCTACGCTAAGTCGGCTGAAGTTTTGCTAGACCCCGACGTAGTAGAAAAGCTCGCTAACCCCCCTCAAGGATCAATTAAAGCGTGGATAAAGTCAACAATGGAAGGCGGGGGCGATTACATTAAGGACGTAGGCACTTACTTCACTGATGTACTACAGGGTCACTTGACTCTAGCCACCCTGAAATCAATGGAATCCGCTAAGGACGTACCGACACCTGAGGAACAAGAACAGCTTAATCAACAAGGAGCACAGCAATGAAGACTAAAGAGCACACAGTAGAGTACTACCCAATCGACTGGGGTTGCCTAGGCCACAGCCAGAAAGAACGAGTTACTAAGATGCAAGAAAAGGGCATCCCTACCCCCTATGATCCTAAGCCTACTAATGCTGAGGTAGAGGGTAAGGTTGCCGAGAAGCGCTACGGCACTATCTTTTTCTTATAACTCGCAGTTATTACCTGTACAGGCTAACTGTTGGCTGCCCTCAGTCATGTCAGAGTCTTCACTAATGTCCCAGTCTATCTGGGTAGGGAAGTCCTTCTGGAGTGCCTTGAGGGTGGCCTTATCTACAGGTTCATAAGGGGCCTGCTGGTACGTATGATCTGAGTAAGGTAGGAAAGAGATTCCAGATACCTTATCAAACTTATTGTACAGCCACTGTCCCACCTCCAGAAACTCCTCGTCACGATAGTAGCAAGTCATAGACGGCTTGTGCTCACACCAGTAGTCCTGATAGATCTCCCACAGTTCCAACTGCTCCATAGCACCCATGTCTGAGGCTGTCACAGCGCCCTCAGGAGCCGCTATAGGGAAGGAGAATACCTTGGTACTGGGGTTCATGAGATCGTCCTCTGACGGGACTCCTGCGGCCTCTAGGACGGAACACAGGGGGTCGCGTCCGTCAGCCCGTACCCGCCGAACATAGTGACTGCTGTACCTAGGGTGAATCCCACTAGCACTATCGACCAACTGACTAACAGTACCACTAGGCTTAACCGCAGTAATCGCGACAGACTGATTAATGCCCAGTTT